TCTTTTCCGGTTATTTCATACTCCATATCTACATAAGGCACATTCAAACCTTTGTTACTCTTTAAAACCCCGCCTCGCACAACGTCCGTAACTAATTTATGTGATCCACCCCATTCTCTTGAAATAACACGCAACTCAATCGCACCATCATCAATTAAAATTTTGTCATTTTTTTTTATTGAATAGAATATATTGTTGTTAGGTAAATGAACTCTTTCATTATTTCCAGGTCTACAATTTTTATCAAGTACTAGTCTGGAATTTTCTCTTATGTAACACATGTCGTTTTTAATCTTGCCAATTCTATATTTTGGACCCTGTATGTCAACCATTATTTCTAATGGCGTTGGCGTATTGCTTTCATCTCTTAGATTGTTAAGTTCGGTAATCCATTCTTTTGCTGATTCTATGTTATTATGAGACATATTGATTCTAAATATATTAGCACCTGTATCATGTAGTTGTTTAAGTGTACAATGTGATTTACACGAAGGTCCTAATGTAACGATCTGTTTATTTATTGTAAATCCATTAGAAAATAGAAATAAAGACAATAACAAGTACACAAACCGCATTTTAATTAAATTTAAACAATATTTTTAAGTATGTTTTATATATGAGTAAGTTATTGAGTCAAGGAGGATATGGTTGTGTATACCATCCAGGATTATTTTGTGATGGTTCTTCTATCGGCGATGAATATGTAAGTAAGTTGCAAATAGATGCTGCATGGACCGACCGAGAAATATTATTAGGTTCTAGGATTGTTAAAATTAATAATTATTTATGGTATTTTGCTCCGGTAGTTAAACATTGTAATTTAAATATTAATGTCATTAAAGACAAAACATTGTTAAAAGATTGTGAAATCATTAAACCAGGCGAAACAGATTATAAATTGATGTTTATACCTTACATTGAAAAACAACCCTTTTTGTATACACTTTTTAAAAATTACAATTCAATGATTTTTTTGTATTTGATAGAAGTTACAAAACAGCTTTTGATATCAATAAAAAAATTAACAGATCAATCTATAATACATTTTGATTTGAAAGCGGAAAATATTATTTTAAATACTAAGAATAAATATCCCATAATAATTGATTTTGGAATATCTATAGATTATGCTAAAGTTAATTCAAGTAATTACGGTGATTATTTTTATGGTTATCACCCCCAATACTATGTATGGCCAATAGAAGTACATATTATTTGTTTTTTAGTTAACAATCGTAAATTACGCACTTTAACGATTGACGATTTACGTACTATATGTAATGATGTCGTTATTAATAATAAACGTTTTGATGTATTCGGTTCCTCTTTTAAAGAAGAATATATACTAAAATCAATTGAATATTATAAAAAATATGTTGGGAGAAAAAGGCAATATGTTATAAAAGAACTAATAACTACATCTTGGAATACATGGGACATGTATTCCATCGCAATATTTAATTTACAAATATTCGCACTTATTTTTAATAAGAGTTTTTTTTATAATAAATTACTTGTTAAGTTTTTTAAATTAACCATGGAAAGTATACATTATAATCCTAATAAAAGACCTTTATTAGACGATAAAATATCCAGTATTTCTGCTATTTACTTACAGAATAATTTAGCAGAGAATCAACAGTTGTCAAAATATATAAACGAACGGGTTAAAAATATTGACGTAGAAGAATTGAATTTTTAGTTTCTGCTGCGTCTTCTTTTACTTTTTTTTTTAGTTTTATTTCTTTTTTTATTTCTTGGCTTTAAAGGTTTAACAAATTTTTTTGAAAATCTTCTGTTGACTTTTTTGTATGATTTTTTTACTTTTTTAACACTTATTGGTTTTATAACTTTATTGGTAATCTTATTTTCAATGTTAGAAACCGAGTTGACAATGTTTTTACCGGTCATTGGTTTAACTATTTTATCAGCTACGTTGTTTTCTATTTTTTTATAGGAACCTTTGGCGAGTATGAGCACATCTTTTAATGAAAGCCCTTTGGCTTCCGGTGTTTGCCTAACCGATTTAACGTGGTCCATCCAAGCGTTTTTACCCATTATATATTATTGTTATATTTTATTTTATTTTATTTTAAATTGAAATAAAGTAAAATTATTAGTATTAATCAAATACAACATGGTTAAAAATCAGATCGGTGGAAACAAAGCTAAACGTCAGGGTAGAAAATTTGTTGGAACAACTAATTCAAAACTACGTCTTGCGATTGAAGAAGGTGAAATATACGCGGTTGTTACAAAACATCTTGGCAACGCGATGATTGATGTTATCTGCATTGATGGCAAGACAAGACTTTGCATTATTCGCAATAAATTCCGAGGCCGCGGAAAACGAGACAATTGTATTAGTGTTGGGAATTGGGTTTTGGTGGGTGCACGTGAATGGGAAAATGAAGATTCTAATAAGAAAATTAAATGTGACCTGCTTGAAGTATATACTTTGAATGATGTTGAACAACTAAAAAAAACACCTAATAATTGGCAAGTACTAACTTCTGCTATTGAAAAAGAAGATACGAAAGAAGATACGTCTTTGATCTTTACTGAAAATATTGACGATGATGAAAGTGACGACGGACGCAGTGTTGGCATTGGGGGCGATGATGAGGGTGTGGGTGATCATGATAGTGGAGGCGACGACGATATTAATTTTGATGATATATAATTCGTCTAGTAGATTTTGATTTAGGTTTTATACTATAAAATATTTTTTTTGTTTTTTTTTGATCCTCATTTTTTTCAGAATACAATACGTATAATGAATTGATGCACCTTAAAAAACTTAGTGTTTGCGATAATTCTATGTCATTTATAAAAGTAATATTCTTTAAAACTATCGGGATACGATTCTCAATTATATTATCCAATTCTTTTACCTTTAATATATTTGTATCGTATTGAAGTATAGCACTGAGTTTATAATTTTTTTTATTTTCTAATACTAAATTGTATAATTCCTCTTTTTTTATTTTATTATTTACAGACAATTTTAAATTTGTATTTTTTACATTTTTTATTGTTTTGGTTTTATCAATATATATAAATTTAATAGTTACATAATCAATGGGTACAATGCTAAATTTATCATAAAATTCACTTTCTCCATGAAATTTATCTACCCAAGTCGTATCTATATCAGTATCAGTATCAGTATCAGTATCAGTATCAGTATCTATATCAGTATCTATATCAGTATCAGTATCAATATCCATATCCATATCAGCATTCGCGTCTATATCTGCATTTGCGTCTATATTTGTATCCATTTAATAAACTAATCTAAATAAACTAATCTAAATAAACTAATTAATCATCTCTTGTATACATGCTATCTATTAGTTCTTCGTTCATAATATCATCATATTCTTGATTGTTTAATTCGGTATCTGATTCATATTCATTTTGGTCATTATAGTAATCATAATCTACCTCATATCCATGTACTTCATTATAGAGTTCCCAGTTTTCTCTCATTTTTACGATCGTTTCTGAAAATTTCTCTTCTAATGATTTTGGGTGTGGTGGGTGTGGAGACGGGTCTTTTCGCACTAATCCATATTTTTTAACTATTTTACCATTTTCATAATATAATTTGACCCATCCTTCTCTTACATTTTTTGTTTTTTTATTATTCTTATTTTTCTCCTTTACTTTTTTAAAATCCATATTACTTACATTTATTACCGCAGGGGCCAATACTGGAAAATTCATATCGTTTGCGTTTTCCTTGAATCGGTTTTCCTTGAACATGTATTTAATATTTATATATATTAAAATGACTACTTAAATATATTTGCGTATGTTTATTCCATTCCTATTGTAGCCAGTTGATCTGCTCGTTTATTAAAATCACGCTTAACGTGTAAATATATAATGCTGTTAAATTTGCATTCGGATTCTTTTGCTTTTGAATATAATATTTTCAAATTTTCTGCTTTTACTTTATATTCGCCTTTCATTTGTTTTATAACTAATTGACTATCCCCTTTTACAATCAAATCATATATTTCATTTTTAAATGCTAATTCAAAACCTTTTATTAACCCTGTGTATTCAGCTTCATTGTTTGTTTGGTTAATTCCTACAAAATGAGACGTACATAAAATCTCTTCATTATTTTTGTATATTACTGCTCCGGCACCCGCTCTGCCTGGGTTTGGGTTAGCACCTCCATCAAAATACAACTCATACATCATTATAATTATATTATATGAAATTGATTTAAATCAAATTCATATAATTTAGATAAGTAACAAATGGATTTTACAGAACATTCGCGAGAATGGCAGATGACACGTATTCAAGCGGAAGCATTTGAAATGTTTTGTAAAAAAAACAAAGATTATGGTGACGCATTTGCAACATACGGACCGGTAGGGGTCCTTATTAGAATTGGCGATAAAGTTAATCGTCTTCAGACTATTACAAAAACGGGTGTTACAATGGTTAAATCTGAGAGTGTTCGTGACACACTACTTGATCTACATAACTATGCCGCGATGGCAATTATGCTTATTGATGAGAAAAAACCAATCGTGTTTGATGTTCCCGAAATTCATGAAGATCCATCACGCTAGTTGTTTATTTTTAACTCAAGATCATCGTTATAATTTTCAAAAGGATTCAATATTTCAAATAAAAATTTATGTATCTTTTCGGGGTTTTTATATTTAAAATGCCTGTGACAACAACTCGGTTGTTGTCCGTTTTTTATTTCTTGTAGAAACATTTGATCTATTGAAGAATATGCTGATTTTAATATTATTATTTGCTTTATATATATTTTTTTACATAAATAAAGCTCGTTTAAACGTTTTGAACGTTTTTTGTCTAATTTATAACGGTTCATTCTTTGCAATTGATTAATGAATCTTAATTCATTTTTCACATTTTTTAAATTATTTATTGTTTTAGAACGGTGTCCGTCTATTTTTTTTATTACCGCAATTATGTTGGTATTATAAATTATTGGTAATTGATTCCTAATTGCTCTTGGGACCAAAAACTGGTTCGTCTCTTTAATATCGTTTATTTTCTTTTCAACATCTATTAGTTTTTCTTTTACAATGTCACATGTTTTAATTTCCTTATTATCACACGGAAATAAATAAGCTGAACAAGAAGAAAATTCAACCGATGAAAGTAATTTATCATACTGATGTGCAGAAATTTGATGCGCTTCCGCACTTGCGTCTAATTTTAAATAATTAATAATAGCAATTAATAATCCTACCAACGCACTTATACATGATAACAATAGCCCTTTCCATTCGGGTATGTTACAACCTCTTAATACTAGTTGTGATGTCACCGTTCCGACTGCCGACAATGTCATTGCTGGAAGCATTAACCGATTTAGTATCCTTTCGCAATAGTATTTTGATTCCATATAAATGTATCTTTGACCTTTTAAATACGTCGATAGTATGTCTAGAGAAGATGAGAGTTTATCGTTCGGTTTTGTGTGATATTTGTCTATGTTATTTTCAACCGCGGTATAACTTAACTTCTTATATGGTATATAGTGATTGTTTTCATCGTAATATTCTAATTCATAAGATTCTGGACTATGTTCGTCGTCATCGTCTGTATCGGATGAATTGGAATCACTTGGGTTACTGTCGCTATCTATTGTTCTTATTCTGTATGGTATGCTGTGTTTATCGTTTTTCCATTTATTAAAATATTCTTCAAGTCTTTTAGTTTGCATGTCTTTTGAATTGGTATCGTCGTCCTGGGAATTTATATTCAAGCAGCAAGAGTTATTAATGTCGTCAATGTTATTAATGTCGTCAATGTTATCTTCTTGAACATAAAACATCGTTATGTATAATATTAGATAATATTATTAAGAACCCGATGAACCAAACCCCCCTGTCCCTCGATCTGTTTGTATTCCAAGGTCTGTGTCGTTGTCTACCAACTTAATAATAAATTTTTTAAGCGCCGGAGCACATATTTGAATAAACCGGTCGTTTTGCTTTATTTTAAACCCATCATAATGTTGGACTGCAAATATATCAAACACCGCTCCAATATTGCCTCTATAACCTGAATCTATAATTCCAGTGTTATTTGCCAGTCTTAGAGGGGACTTGTAAATACTTGAACGTGGATGTGTCGTGAACGATACCGGGGTATAATTATTGTTATTGATACAATACATAGCTGTTTTTATTTTAAAATCTATTTTGAGATGACGACCCAGACCAGGTCTTATTCCTGTACCGATACGCTCGTTTTGAAGTCGGTTTATGTCGTTTTCATTCATATTGTATGTTTCATAACCAAGTCCTCTTGTTGCCGTTTTGTACCATATCGTTTCTGATTCTTCATCTACTACTATTTCGTGTTCATCGGGATTATACGTCTCGTCTCTTCCAACGACAGGTTTCATTTCATAAATTGGTTCGTATTCGTTCAATTCTTGTTGTCTACAAAATAGACCCGGAACGTTATTATAATTAAATGATAATATTTTCATACAACCAATTGGTGTAAATACGTCAAATCCAGCATTTGAAAAATTATTTGTTTTTATTTCATTGTTCCACGTTTTTATTGCTTTATCGTATTTGGCTTTAAGGTTAGGGTTATTGCCATCTACGTATAAATATAAAATATACTCAATATCGTCTTTTTCTGCGTCGTCTTTTTCTGCGTCGTATTTTTTTGCCCATTCCCAGTACTCTAAATAATGGTCTTCACCGTAATATTCTTTATATTCATCTATCGTATAATATATTCCATCTGCTGATTTTCTCATATCTTCAGGGTCGAATTTGCCGTCGGAGCAGATGAAGTCGGGCTGATTGCAATGATTTGGCATTATTAATATTTTTAATTATAATTATATATTTAATTCAATTTTAAAATTGAATTAAAGATATAGGATGTATTTACCTCTAATAACAATGGTTTCTCTTAACGATGAACGTTTCATTTCTATAGCTTGTGAAGAGGCTGCCAATTCGCCAATGCTTCAACGACATGGCTGTGTAGCGGTTGTTAATGGAAAGGTTGTTGGTACAGGATATAATAATTATAGGAATTATTCGCGAGATGGTATGTTGTCTAACTGTTGTTCTTGTCATGCTGAGATTGCTGCAACCAGATCTGCCATAAAGAATTGTAAAGTAGGTCACCGCTCAACGAAAAGGTGCTAAGTTTGTTAGGAAACTTAAACTATATGTAGTTAGAATAAGCAACGACGGAGAACTAAAGGATTCAAGACCTTGTTTAACGTGCTTCAACAAACTAAAAAATTTAGGTATTAAAAAAGTTATTTACTCAACACAAGAGTCTACTATAGAATGTAAAAAAATGTCGGAATACCATACTGATAGACATAGTTTTGGATATAAATTTATTAAATCTTTAATGGTACGAACAAATCCCCAGATATGAAATCCGAACTGCTACCAGCTATTAATGGGTCTATTCTTATTACATATTCGCTATTATTACTTAGTAATCTTAATATTACTACGTTAGTGAGCGTTCCAAAGGTTTCACTAACTCTATAATGTTTTAATGTTAAAGGATATTGATTTCCATAATCGTTTACTGTATTTTCGCTTAAATCAAATTTTACATTAAAATCGTCTCTGTCCACAACGGCTAATCTTCCATTATTATTATGAATATTGGTTACTAATACTCCTATTCCTTCCATTTCTGGTTCGGGTTCTGGTTCTGGTTCCGGTTCTGGTTCTGGTTGTTCTGGTTCCGGTTCTGGTGGTTCTAGTTCCGGTTCTGGTTGTTCTGGTTCTGGTGGTTCTGGTTCTGGTTCCGGTTCTGGTGGTTCTGGTGGTTCTGGTTCTGGTTCCGGTTCTGGTGGTTCTGGTGGTTCTGGTTCTGGTTCTGGTTCCGGTTCTGGTGGTTCTGGTTCTGGTTCTGGTTCTGGTGGTTTGGGTTCTGGTGTATTAGCCAAAACATTAACAATTGTTATATTTGAGAGATCAAAAGGCGAATCAAAGTAGCGCACTGCAATAAATAATTGCTCTAAATATTCTAATTCGGGTTCTGGTTCGGGTTCCGGTTCTGGGTCTTTTTCAACGATATTACCTATTAGTAATGTCGTATTTTTTTTTACTACTATTTTTGCACCATTCTCTTTATATTTTAATATATATTTTGTATTTCTTTTTTCTATTTCATAACTATTGTAATAACTATCTATTGTTCCATTTAAATGAGGAACTTTAAAACATAATAATTCAATATGTAAATGATTCTCCAAATTTGGATTACCTCTTAAATATATATAATTCAAATCTGTATACATTTGTATGTCACTTAACTGTGAATTTGCGGAAATATCTCCAAAACTAATATTACCTATTGTATTTTTCGCCATTATATTAATATAAC